CCCAATTTTCTGCAAAACCATCTGAGGGATGGGTGGGTTAAAAATTTAAAGGCAAAACATGATAAAAATTGCACAAGTCAGCGTTCAGAGTTTGATTCCTTACGCAAGGAATTCCCGGAAGCATTCAGACGAACAGGTCGCGCAAATTGCTGCGTCGATTAAAGAGTTTGGTTGGACCAATCCCATCTTGGTGGACGGGGAAAACGGCATCATTGCCGGGCATGGGCGGCTGGCTGCTGCGCGGAAACTTGGCCTTGAGGAAGTTCCGGTTATTGAACTGGCGCACCTGACTGAAATTCAAAAACGGGCGTTAATCATTGCCGACAACAAGCTGGCCCTAAACGCTGATTGGGACAATGAGATGCTGGCGCTTGAGTTGGAAGAATTGCAGCTTGAGGGTTTTGACCTTGCGCTGACGGGTTTTGATGAAGACGAACTAAACAAGTTAATGCCAGTTGAGGTTGAAGGTTTGACCGATGAAGATGCGGTTCCTGATGTGCCTGAAGAACCAATAACCAAACTTGGCGACATATACCAGCTAGGCAACCATCGATTGATGTGTGGGGATAGCACCAGCATCGATGCCGTGGATAAGCTGATGCCCGAAACAGCTAACATGATTTTTACAGATCCACCTTATTTAATGAACTTCACTGGTGGAATCCATGCGGACGGCAGCAAATCATTTAATGCTAAACACGGCGGCATTAAAAACGACAAAATGTCGGAACAAGATGGCAACGACTTTTTAGATGCAATTAACAGCGTAATTACAGCTAAAGTTGATGGTGCTTTTTACATTACCTTTTATCGTTTGGGTATTGATAAATACTTTGCTAGTATGGATAGAACAGGTCTTAAATGCCGTTCTTTGGTAATTTGGGATAAGGGCAATCACACACTAAGCAATAGTGATTACATGAGTATGTATGAACCTATGTTTTATGGCTGGGTTAACAATCATAAGTTTTATGGTGGTAAAAATGGTATGGATATTTGGCGTATCAAAAGAACAGCCAAAAATGATTTACATCCCACTATGAAACCTGTTGAATTAGTTGAAAAAGCAGTGTTGGACGGTAGCGCAATTAACGGTATTGTGTTGGATTTGTTTGGTGGTAGTGGTAGCACTATGATTGCCTGTGAAAAGCAAAATCGCCATGCTAGGCTTATGGAGTTAGACCCTAAATACTGCGATGTCATAGTAAAGCGTTGGGAAGAATTCACTGGAAAGAAAGCGGAGTTGTTAAATGGCTAATGGAAAACTACCCCCGGAAATCCATCAGATACATGGAACCAAAGGACAGAACCCCGGCATCCTTTTGCCCGAAAAAGTAAAAAGCCGGATTCCGTTTGCTGAATGGGCGCACCAACCAGAACTGTTCACCCGTGAGCGTTTTGTAAAAGAGACCGCCGATTACTTGTTTGATGTTTACGGGATTGGTTCCGAGCAAGACCGCCACACGCTGGTGATGCTGGCCGACCAAATGCAAATCTACATTGATGCCCGTGTTCAACAGGCTAAACATCCGCTGGTGGTTAAAATCAACGCTGGAAAAACATTTGCACCAAATCCTTACATTGCGGTTGCTAACAAAGCAATGGAGAATTGCGTGAAGCTCATGAACGAACTTGGCCTGACCCCCAAGAGTCGTTTGAGCGCCAATAAGACAGACGAAGACACTTTAATAAACGAACTATTCCGAGGTCCGAAAGCGGCATGAATTGGCAAGATGGCGTTCTATATGCAATCCAAGTCGTAAAAGGCGAAATCAACGTATGCAATGACGTTCGCCTGACTTGTCAGCGGTTTATCAATCAATATGAAAACCGCGAATGGGAATGGATATTTGACGAAGACTACCCGCAGCACGTCTTAAAATTTGCATCGGTCTTAAAGCACACCAAAGGCCCGGACGCTGGCAAACCCATTTTGCTGGAACCCTTCCAGATATTTATGATTTGTGCCGTGTATGGATTCCGGCATAAAAAAGACCGCAACCGCCGCATGGTGACGGACGTCATTGTCTATATTCCACGCAAGGCCGGGAAATCAACCCTGACTGCTATTCTGGCGCTTTATGAACTGCAATTTGGCGAAGTTGGCGCGGAAGTGTTTACGCTGGCGACCAACCGGGAACAAGCGACCATCGTTTTTGATTCGGCCAAAGGGTTCATTGAAAATATGCCGGGGGCGTTGGCAAATACGTTTGCGGTGTCCAAATACGAAGTCAAACGGGTCGGTGATACCCAATCCATGTTTAAGGCGCTGTCGCGCGACACCAAGAAAACAGGCGACGGTAAAAACCCGTCTTGCGTCATCATTGACGAAGCGGCGCAGATTGTTGACCGCAATTCCATTGAGGTTTTGCATTCGGGTATGGTTGCCCGGCGTAACCCTTTGCGAATCTACATCACCACCGCCAGCTTCACCAAGGACACCAAGTTTTACGAAGATTTGTCGATGTATCAATCCATGCTGACAGGCGAAGCGTCGGACAATCCCCGCTGGTTTGGCCTGATTTACTCGCTGGATGCCAAGGACGATTGGCGCGACCCGACAACATGGGCAAAGGCAAACCCGATGCACGGAATCAGCGTTTTTGAGGAAGCCATTGCCCAACGCGCAGAGGAAGCAAAGCACAAACCGCAAGCCTTGAATGAGTTTTTGTGCAAGACCTTGAACATCTTTGTGTCGGCCAACACCGCATGGCTGGACCGCCGATTTTGGGACGAATGCAAAACCGAAGTAAAACGTCAAGAACCCGAAGCCGTGTTTATTGGCTTTGACTTGGCCGCTACCCGTGACTTGAACGCCGTTTGCACTTTAAAGCGGTTTGGCGAATTGGATTACGAAGCGGAATTCAAATTCTTTTTGCCCGAAGAAGGCTACAAGCTGATTCCCAAGCACTACGCCGACATTTTCCGGGTGGCCGTGTCATCGGGCATTTTGAAGCTGACCGAAGGCAACGTGATGGATGACCGCGAGATTTCCGAATACATCAAACACCAATGCGAGAAATACGAAGTCAAAGAGGTTGGATACGATGCCTACAATGCCGCCAGCTTGGTCGCCAGATTGCACGATTCGGGCATTCCGGTCAAAAAGGTGGGCCAAGGCATGGGCGTCTTGTCAAATCCGTCCAAATACGTTGAGAAATTGATTCTAAACAAGCAAATCCAGCACGACGGCAACCCGTTTGTTGGTTGGCAGCTTGGGAATTGCGAAATTTACGAAGATGTGAACGGCAACATCAAGGTTCGCAAAAACGAAGCTGACAAAGCGGCCAAAGTTGATGGTATTATCGCGATGATTATTGCGGCGCATTGCAGTTTGGACAATCCGTATGCGTCAAGTTCGTTTGGTTTCCGTTCGTTTTAGGGTGGAAAACGTCAACTAATTGGGGAAAAACATGGGTATTTTGGACATTTTCAAGGGTAAAAAACCCGCACAAAACGAAAGCAATACCCTGTTTGGTCAGACCCAATTGGGCAACCAAATCTTGCGTCAGAACCAAAACGGTCAAACTGGCGCGAATTATCAGCTTTTATATGTCACGACATCCAGCACCACCAACGCTGGCCGCATTGTGGATATGTCCGTCTTGTCGCGGAATTCCACCATCATGTCTTGCGTCAATTTGAAGTCGCGGGCGCTGGCGCAATGCAACTTGAAGGTTATGTATAAAACCGACGACGGGGTATTTGAAGATGCCTTGAATTCGGAAAACATTGGTGCGCGGGACAAGAACAAAGCCAAGCAAATCATGTCTTTGTTCCAAGAACCCAACAACTTCCAAAACCAATACGAATTTTGGTATCAGTTCGTTATGTGGTACGAATTGGCTGGTGAAGTTTTTACTTTGCTATACCGCAAGAACCAAAAAGATTCGTTGCAAACGCCCATTGAAATGTATAACTTGGACGCGACGCTAATCACGGTCCAAGCCAGCGAAACACGTTACCCGACTTACCGGGTATCGACCCCAACATACGGGTTCAACAAAGACGAACCCTTGGCGTATTACCAAGTTATTCACACCACCGAATCGCCGTGGCAAGGTTCCGCAGGTTTCAACAAAGGCATTTTGGCAACCGAACTGGTGGCGCTGGATACCGACATCGATTTGTATGCCAACTATGTGATGCAAAACGGCGCGAAGCCTTCCGGTTTGTTCCGCACCGACCAAGTGATTCCCGACGCCAAATATAAGGAAATCGCCCAACGCTTGAAAGAAGCGTGGTCAAGCATGACAGGAAGCCGCCCGACCGACTTGTCGAAGCCCGGCCAAGGTATGTTGCTGGACCAAGGCATGACCTTTGAAACGGTCAAAATGCTGACCTTGCAAGACGCCGACGCCGCCAAGCTGAAAGAGCAAACCACAAAACGCATTTGTGCATTGTTCGGCGTTCCCGCCCAATTGCTTGGATTGGATGTTGGCAAATACAACAACACCCAAACGTTGCTGGATGAATTCTACAAAACCACCATGTACCCGATGATTATCAACATCGAGCAAAAGTTCAAAAAGGGTTTGTTGAACGGTTATCCCAATTTGTCTATCCGTTTCGATACCAAAGATTTCTTGAAGGGCGCGGCGCTGGACCAAATGAACTTTGTTACCGCGGGCGTGGCTTCCGGAATCTTTACGCAAAATGAAGCGCGTGAATATCTGAATATGTGCAAGGTTGAAGGCGGCGACACATTGCCACCCGTAGACCCCGCAAACATTTCAAAAACCAATGTTCCGGTTGGCGCAAAAACCGCCAAGATTGACCCCATCCCCGGCTCAAGTCCACAAGATACTGGCGGCGGTGGCGGCAACCAACGGTCCAAAATGAACATTGGCAAGACATGATTGCCGCACATAAAATTGTGCGTATCATGGCGGCACAAATCCATCAAAGCCGTGTTATATTAACGCCACATGAGAAAACCCCTACAATACAAGACATTAACTTGGCTATAAACAACGGGGTTGTTCATGAAAAATCTGAATCTGATTTGCGAAGCGAAATTAAGCCTAAAAAAAGAGGCAGACCAAAAAAGTCCGTCGGGTAACATTTCCGCAGTCGTGACAACTTGGGGTCCCCGCGAAGGCGAAGATGGCCGCAAGTTCAACTATCAACCCGAAGGCTTCAAAGAATGGGCGCAAGCCTTCAAAGAAGCTGGCAAACCCCTGCCAATGTTTTTGAACCATAACGATATGGGAATGCCCGTCGGCGAATGGTACGAATTCAACTTTGAGAAAACCGGAATGACCGCTGAAGGTCGTTTGTTTACCAACACCGTTGGCGGTTCTGACCTATACAACATCATGAAAGATTCGCCCGACCTGTTTGGCGGCGTTTCTGTTGGCGCTTACGCTGACGAAGCCCAAATGGTGGACGCTGACGGTAACGTTATCAACCAATCCATGTCGTGGGGCAACGACGATGATGATGACAACGACAGCGACGAACAATACTTCCAAATCACCAAAGGCGGCTTGCGCGAAGTGTCTGTGGTCATGTACCCCAACAACACCAAAGCCCAAGTCACCCGCCTTGAGTATTTCGACGTGGACGGACAACCGAATCCACGCATTATCGAGAAAGTCTTGCGTGATGCTGGCCTTTCGCGTAAAGATGCGACCACCGCATCTTCAGTCTTGAAGAAAGTTCTGGAACAACGTGATGTTGTCCAAAAACCCATTCAAGTAACCCCAACCCCGAGCGATTCGGATGCGGTGGTCGAAGCCGACGACATTTTGCGAGTTCTTGAAGAACGCGAATTGTTGAAAGCATTATCTCAACGATTGAAAGGTTAATATCATGTCTCTCGACAAAATCACCGAAAAGCTGGATGCAATCGAAGCGCAAAACGTCGCCAAGATTGAAGAAATCAAGACCGAAGCTATTGCCAAGGTTGAAGAAACCAAGGTTGAACTGATTGAAAAAGTCGCGGCTTTGGAAGCCCGTATTTCTGAAATCAATTCGTCCGCATCGTTCATCAAACCCGCGAAAACCGTTCGTGGCGATGTGAACAAATCGGTTCGTGAACAATTGTCCAAGTTCTACAAAAAGGGCAAGGCTTACGAAAAAGAAGTCAAAATCTTTGAAAGCACCGACCAATACGACGCGTACATGAAGGAAAGTTCCGCGCTGACAGGCGGCGGCGCTGGCGTTGGTGGCCGTACTGCATACGACCCCGTGTTCCACACCTTGCGTTTGATTAACCCTTTGCGCGGTGTTTCTCGCAATGTCTCGACTGAAGGTTCGACCTATCAGTTCCGCGCTAAAGTCGGAAACGCTGGCGCACAATGGGGCTATGCAATTCAGAACAACGGTTCGCCCACTACTGAAAACACCAACATCTGGCAATTGACCTTGCAAGATTTGAACGTTCAGTTCCCTATCCGTACCGCTGCGCTGGACGACATCGACGGTTTGGAAGCCAACGTTGTTGACGATATGTTGATGGAATTCTCGCAAGTTGAAGGCCAATCAATGATTTCCAACAACGACCAAACCGACACGCCCAACACATACGGCGGCACAAACGGTTTGCGCGGTTTGAATCAATACCCCGGCGCTAATGGCTCTTATACTGGCGGCACGATTTCTGTCGGCGCTTTCGGTTCAAGCGGCACAGGCTCTAGTTCTGGTTTGCACAGCATCGCTACATACGACCAATTGACCACCAACGGTGCAACGCTTGGCGCGGCTAACGTCACTTATCAAGACGTTATCAATTTCGTATATGCCTTGCCGCAACAATACTGGAACCCATCGACCAAGTTCTTGGTTTCGCCTTTGATGTTGTCTCAAATCCGCGGTTTGAAAGACAGCAACGGCACACCAATCTTTGAACGTATGTCGCCTTTGGTTTATGACGGTATCGTCGGCCAACTGTTGGGCTTTGACGTGGTGGTGAACAAGTATGTCGATTCTCCTGATTCGTCTACCAGCACCCCCGGCACTACCAGCTTGTATCCCATGTATTTTGGCGATTGGCAACGTGGTCATACCATCGTGGACCGTCTGAGCATGGTTTTGCGTCGTTATGACCAAACCTTGCCAGGCTACATCACGTTCTTCGGTGAAAAGCGTCTTTGCACTAGCGTGGTGGACCCCTTGTCCATCATCCGCTATCGTTCAACCGCGACTGCGACCTGATAAAACGGTGGGGCTTAATGCCCCACTTTTTTAACAACTTTTTTTTGGGATTAACATGACCGCCAAACAACATATTCTCGAAGCTATCCGCAAATCCTTGAAAAAGGAAGAACGGGTAACGGTAAACCTTAACGAAGCGTCTGGCATTACCGGGTCGGGTTCTGGTGTCGGCGGTCGTGTTATCTATGACGATGCTTTTGCCGCCTTACGCTATGCAAACCCTTTGCGAACTGCTGGTGTTCGTGAAATTACTACTATTGGTTCAGACCAAGCGTTTGTGGTTAAAACTGGTAACGTAACCAACCCAACCAACCCTTGGGGTTATACCTTCACGCCCAACGTTGGCACACCTAACACCGCCACATCGTTCTGGCAATTGCCCGTCCAAGTGGTCGCGGCTCAAGTTCCCGTCCGCACCGCCGTTCTGAGCGACGTGAACTATTTGAACGAAACATTGCTGACCGACATCGGTTTGGAATTCGCGCAACAAGAATCCTATTCCCAATGGTTGAACAACGACCAATCCGGAACCACCACGACCACATACGGCGGCACTTTGGGCTTGCGTGGCTTGAACTATTATCCCGGCTCGACAAGCGCCGCATCGTTTGGAACAAACGGTTCTGGCCCTACCAACGGCATTCACACCATGTTGCAAGTGGCATCGACCACCAGCGGCACTTTGGTTTATAACGACATGGCCGCCGCCAACGCCGCCTTGCCGCCACAATATTACAACCTGCCAACCACGGCATGGGTAATGCACCCCAACACCATCGCATTCTTGCGTGAACTGAAAGATGGTCAAGGGATGCCGCAATTCTTGGAATTGGGCGCAAAAGACGGTTTTGCCGTGGGCAACATTTTCGGCCACGCCGTGATTGCCAACCCTTACATGGACCAAATCGGTTCGGGCAAGTTCCCCATCTATTTGGCCGCATGGGAAAATTTCTACACCATTGCGGACCATGAAGAAATGTCTTTCCAATGGTTCGAGCAAACCGCGCCCGGTTACCTGACCCTGTTCGCAGAAAAGCGCCTTTGCAGCACCATCCGCGACGTTTTCGCTGGCGTTCGTATCGCAACCTAAGAGGCGGTTATGCCATTAGACAGCTACACCAACGGCCCATATTTAGGCACATCCCGCAACCCGTTCAGCTATGAAAAAGTTGAACAAATTTCGCGGGATACATCCACCGAATGGTTGACGCTGACCCAAATCACCGACCAATTAAATTTGTTTGGTGATACGTCCCAAGATACTTATTTGCAAGGTCTTGAATTAGCCACGCGCATGGCGATTGAAGATTTCTTGGGCATGGCAATCTTTGCTACCCGGTATCGGTGCTATTACGGCGCATTGAATGGGATGTCGGGAACGCAAGTCAATCTGGATTTGCCCGAAGTCACTCAAACCACCGTTAGCGGCGTTGTTGGCGTCACAATCAATTCGGTTGGCTATTGGGATTCAAGCACCCCGCCGGTTTTCACGCTGGTGGATTCATCGACTTATTTTTACGATGCCACGGGCAACAAAGTTGTTGTCAACAGCATCCCGAACGAAGTCAATCAAAACATTTCAAACCCCATCGTGGTGGATTACACGCAAGCGGCCAACCCGCTGGCGGCTTACCCTGTAATTCAACAAGCTGGTTTGTTATTGCTGACGCATTTATACAACAACCGTTCAAACACGACCCTGACCAAACTGAATGAAATTCCGTATGGCGTGGCCGCATTGTTGCGACCTTACAAACCGCTGGTGATGTAATGGCACTTACCCGGTACGAAAACATCAAAGTGAATACGGTCACCGCTGGCATTGATTCCATCGGCCAGCAAACCACGACTATCACGTTGGCTTTTCAAACCCGCGCCTTGGTGCAAGATGTCCGCGATTCTATGGTCGCAACAAAGGACGACCGCGCCTATACAAAACAAGTTCGGTTTGTGGTGAACTACACGCCAAACACGCAAAACGTTTCCATCAATCAGTATCAATACTCTATCAATTGGCGTAATAAGGATTACAAATTGTTGGATGTTTTGGAAGCCAACGACCGCATGACGATGACGTTTGTTTGTTATCGTAACGACCCGATTACCAGCGTATGACCACCCAACAAAACGTCCTTACATACGCGCAAGCCATCCAAAACCAATTGGTGGCCGTGGTGTCACCCGTTCCAGTTTATGCCAACTTCAACCGCAACTTTGCCGAGCAAAGCCAATTTTGCGTTTGGCAATTGCGAAACGTTCACCAACCTGTTTACACGGGCCAAGACCAAACGAACAAAGGTATTGATACGCCCGTGTTTCAAGTGAATGTTTTTGCTTCAGACATGAATAACTGTTTCAATATGACCAATCAAATCTTGCAAGCCCTGCATGGTTATTCGGGACAGTTTGGCGTCAAAACTGGTTTTGCTGGAATTTATGTTGCCAAGATTGACGTGACGATGTTATACAATACATACGACGATTCGGTAAAATTGAATCAAATTGTGCTGGATTGCCGCATGGACATCCCTTGCTGATAAGACAAGACTTTTTTAACTTTTAATTGAGGTTTACAAATGGCTATTCCAAGTAAAGTTCTTGCTGGTTTTCAAGCGTCCTTGTGGTGTCAAACTGGCGCAAATCCAACCCCGTTGACCAATACTTATTTGGCAACTTGGACCGCTGAAGTTCAAAACATTGTCGGCACTTCCGCTGGCGGTTCTGGTTCATCGGGTCAACAATTGAACGTGGAAGAAATCCCCGCATTCGGCCAAGACGATGCAAGCGCAAACTTTGCGGTCGCTGGTTCGCGTCAATCGGACATCATCCCCACTCAATCGAAGCCCACATCTTTGACCATTACCGCGCCTTGGAACCCTTCCGACGCTGGTTTGGCAATCATCCAAGCTGATGCTTACAACGGCACAATTGACCGCACTTTCGTGATTGCTGCATACGATGGCACAAACGTCATTGCATACGCTTTCAACGGTCGCGTTTCTGAGTTCCGCATTGAATCGATGCCCAAGGCTGAGGCAAAGTGCATTTTCAGCATCCACCCCCGTGGCAACCAATACGGCTGGTCACACAATACTTGATAACATGACGACAATACAAAATAACAAAGACCTGTTGCATTTTCTGATTGACCAAGCTGGTTCTGGCAAAAAAGACTGGTTTGGTTTTTCAGAACAAAAGATTACGGGAATTGACCTATGCTATGAACTGGCGCAACGTCACGCGCCAGAAATGACCCCCGAAGCGGTGGTGGATTATGTTGTTCGGCTGAACAATACAATCTTCCATCGCATCATCATGGGCAAAAACAATGGCTGATTACGTTCAGCAAAACAAGGGATTCAAGGTCCAATGGACGGGCTTTCAAGAATTCCAAGACTTGCTGGACGAAATCCAAACTGACTACGGGCCAAAAGACGCCAAGAACATTTTGCGGAATGCTTGCCGCGCTGCCATGACTACGGTTTTGCAAGCCGCACGTTCTAATTTGGAACGTAACATTGACACCGGACAATTGATTCGTTCGTTACAAATTGAAGCGCGAAAACCCAATTCAAAGGACAAGCGTTCATCGTATACGTCGCCAACCATGATTATGATTTCACGGGTAACTGTTGCCCCCGGCACAAAGTTTATTCCCGATGGTGACGGTAAAAAAACCAAGTTTACGACCAAGACATTCAAAAATGTTAAAACGGGCGAAAAACAAAATATGCACAGCGACGCTCGAGCGTACGCCATCGAATTTGGAACGGCGCGTTGGTTAAAAGGCGAAGGAATGCCCTATATGCGGCCAGCGCTTGAAAACAATGCCGCCACGGTAACGAATAACCTTGGCTATTATTTGGGTACAGCTTTAGAAAAATATCGTTCCAAAAATATGAAAGTTCCTAAAACATGACAAAATTATCTTCCGCATTTGGCAGCAACTTTGACAAAGATTCGTTACGGGTCCGGTCGTTTGTTTTAAATGGACACACCTTTAAAGTGAAAGTCCCTTTGACTGCGGAAACCGACGCAATGTTTGAACGCGCCAAAATTATTGACGAAGCAAAGGTGGAAAAATACTATGCTGACCTTTCAAACGATTTTGTTGAAAATAAAGAACGCTTTGCCAATGATTCGGATGTTACTTACGAAAGTGATGACATTTTTATCAAAGGGACGTCCTTAAAATCGACCGCCAGAAATAAAGTTCAGACTGAAAACCGCATCACCGAAATGGTGCGTTTGCTTGTTCCCGAAAACAAAGATT